CCTGGCGAAATACTTTTGCTTAGAAAAGAGCAAGAGCATTTAGAAAAGTTAGTGGCTACTATGAAGGATAGTCTTGAGATGAGTTCTATTATATATAGTAGAGACAACAAGTTTGAAGTTCCTGGCACAGAATCTATAATGAATAATATGTGGAAAGGCAAAGCTGATATTGTAACTGACTCTGCTTTTCAAGTTATAGCAGAGGACAAAGATGGTAATGAGCAAGTTATAGACTATAGTGATGGTGCAGTCATTGATTTAAAGACTACATCAGATATGACAAAGTTTAGATACTCATTTTTTACATATAATTATGATGCTCAAAGTTATATCTACCAACGATTATTTAATAAACCTATGTTGTTCCTTGTAATTGACAAGCAAACAATGAGGTTGTCAATGAGACCTGTTTCTGCCGACACTATTGAAAGAGGTAAATTAAAAGTAGAACAAGCAACTAGAATTTATGAAAAATTTTTCGGTGACAAGGCGACTCATGATGTTAACACATTTATTGATAAACAAATTATATAGCCTATATAAAGAGAAAACAAAACCAACTCACTTACAAGTGGATGTTCCAAACACTTGTAGTAGTTGGAAGGAAAGAAGACAAATTCTTTCTGTAACAAGAAAATTTTTGGAACAAAACATTAAAATTGTAAAAAATGAGTGAAGCAACTAAAAAGAACTACATTAAAGTAGGAAAAGGTGTTGAAAAGTTTGACGGTGGCTTGATAGAAATATCAGTCTGTCTTTCTAAAATACCACAAGAACACCGTTACCAGTATGAAGGAAAATGGTATACTAAACTAAAAGTTAATAGAAACAGAGATGGTGTTGATGATTATGGTAAGTCTCACTATGTGACTATTAATGAGTGGAAGCCAGAGGCTAAAGAACAAAAGCCAGCTCCACCAGTAGCAAAGAAAGAAGAAGAGGTTAGTCCTGATCTTCCATTTTAGTGTGTTTGGGTGTGAGAAATAGGAGGCGAAAGCCACACTAACTCACAATCAAGACAATAGGGTATGAGAAGAGTGTGGTTTCTCTTCTCTGCTCTTTTGTCAAATGACAAATGACAAAAAAAATTTACTATAGACCACTATAATAACAATTAGTATTATATTTTTTTATATTATTATATATTATTAAATATTGACATAATTGACATAACAGAGTAAAAGTTAAAATTAAATTAAATTAAATCGACATCAAATGGACATCACCATCTTTAAAGATATTAAAGAAACAGCACAACCATTCTATAGAAAGGTCGATGTTATCTTAAAAAGAATACAAGAAGGCTCATCAAAAGATTTAGTTAAAAGAATCCGAGCTGAGAAAGACAAAGAAAAAAGAAACTTATTAAAACAACAACTCCCAGCCATTTGTTTCAGTGGGACATTCACAAAAAGAAATGATTCCTCACTACAGAGTCACAGTGGCTTAATATGTTTAGACTTTGATGGTTATAAGACTAACAAAGACATGCTCCAGGAAAAAGAAAGGCTAAGTAAAAACAAATATATATTTGCTTTGTTTATTTCACCTAGTGGTAAAGGATTAAAGGCAGTTGTTAAAATACCTAAAGAGGCAGAAAATCACAAAAATTATTTCTTGAGTTTACAACATCATGTAAACTCTGAGTATTTTGATAAAACTTGTAAAAACATTTCTAGAGTTTGTTATGAGTCTTATGATCCATTGCTTTATGTCAATGCTAATTCTAGTACATGGGATAAAATTGTAGAGCAAGAGTATACAGAGGTTATAAAACATGTAGATATTCCTACCATACCAGTGACAGATGAGAATAAAATAGTTGACATTCTAACTAAGTGGTGGCAAAAGAAGTACCCAATGATAGAAGGTCAGAGAAATCAAAACATCTATATATTGGCCGCAGCATTTAATGATTTTGGTGTCAACCAGACTCTAGCAGAGTATATTATGAATAGTTTTTCTAGTCAAAGTTTTAGTGCTACAGAAATTAAAAGGACTATATCTTCTGCATATGCACAAAAACAAAACTTTGGTACAAAGTATTATGAGGATGAGGACAAGGTTAACTTAGTTAGAGAGAAGTTAAAAAGAGGTGTATCAAAAAAAGAAATCCGATCCCAGCTTGAAGAGTCTGATGTTGAGGTCGGCACAATAGAGAATGTTTTAGTCAGACTCGAGGATGAACAATCTAATAGTAAGTTTTGGACAAAAAATGATAAAGGTGTAATTAAAATTGTACACATATCTTTTAAAAGTTTCTTAGAAGAGAATGGTTTCTATAAATTCAATCCTGAAGGCAGTAGAAGTTATGTATTTGTAAGGGTTACAAACAACTTAATAGACCACACATCAGAAAAAGAGATTAAAGATTTTATACTTAACTACTTATTAGAAATAGATGATTTGACAGTTTACAATTACTTTGCAGAGCATACTAGATATTTCAGAGAAGAGTTTTTAACCTTATTATCATCTATTGATGTGTATTTTATTGAAGACAATAAGAATACTGCATACTTATATTATAAATCTGGTGCAGTAAAGGTGACACACAATAGTGTTACACCTATAGACTATCTTGATTTAGGTGGGTATGTGTGGAAGGACCATGTGATAGACAGAACTTATGTGTCTTGTGAGTCTAATGAGTGTGACTATAAAAGTTTTATTACTAATATATGTGGTAAGGATGAGAGTAGAGTCAATTCAATGAGGTCTACAATAGGATATTTGCTACATGCTTGGAAAAATTTATCGTATAGCCCAGCTACAATACTTAATGATGAACAAATATCTGATTCTCCTGAGGGTGGTACTGGTAAGGGTTTATTTATAAATGCATTGTCACATATGAAGAAGGTTGTCGTAATAGATGGTAAATCTTTTAATTTTGAGAAATCATTTGCATATCAATTAGTGAGTGCAGATACACAGATACTATGTTTTGATGATGTAAGTAAGCATTTTAACTTTGAAAGATTATTCTCTGTTGTTACGGAGGGATTAACACTTGAAAAGAAAAACAAGGATGCTATAAAGATTCCTTTTTCTAAATCTCCAAAGGTTGCAATTACTACAAACTATGCAATTAGAGGTAAAGGCTCATCATTTGAAAGAAGAAAGTGGGAGTTAGAATTAGCACAACATTATACTAGAGAGCATACACCAGTAAAAGAGTTTGGTAAACTTATGTTTGGAGAGTGGAATGATGATGAGTGGTGTGCTTTTGACAATTTTATGATTGAGTGTCTTCAGCTTTACTTGAGAAATGGATTAGTTAAGAGTGAATTTGTTAACTTGAAGATTAGAAGGCTATCTGCCGAAACATGTCATGAGTTTATAGAATGGTGTGGTATACTGGATGGAATGCCTTTAAATAAAATGTTAGCAACCAATACAAAAATATTTAAACAAGACTTGTACTTTGATTTTATTGAAGACAATCCAGACTTTGCACCTAAGTCTAAAATGACAGTGTCAAGGACTAGGTTCTATAAATGGTTAACTGCTTACAACCAGTACAAGCACAAGTGCGATCCTGAAGAGGGAAGAGAAGCAGGAGGTAGATGGATAGTATTTAGAAATGCACAGAAAATAGAAGAAAATGGAAAAATAGATTTTTAGGGGTATGTAGGTATCACTAACTATGAGAAAGTCTCTTAGAACGCATCTATGAAAGCCGAATTTTAGAAAATATGAAGAAAATCACTGTTTTAGACCTTTTTTCAGGAATTGGTGGATTTCACAAAGGTTTTGAAAAAGCGGGTTATAAAGTTAAAACTTTCTTTTCAGAAGTTGATGCTCATGCCATTGCAGTGTATAAATATAATTTTAAAAATAGTAAATATGTCGGATCAGTTACAGATGTTCGAGGAACACAGTTACCAAAAATTGACGCTATCACCTTTGGAAGCCCTTGCCAAGACTTTAGTGTCGCTGGAAATCGTAAAGGGATGGGAGGAGATAGATCATCCCTTATCCTTGAAGCGATTAGACTCATTGATGAATGCCGACCGGGAATTTTTATCTGGGAAAATGTTAAAGGAACATTCAGCTCAAACGATGGCAGAGATTTTGCGGCAATCCTCCAAGCCTTTACCAACATTGGGGGTTATAGACTTGAATGGCAATTGTGTAATACATCGTGGTTTCTACCCCAAAACAGAGAGAGAATCTACCTTGTCGGATATTCTGCAAACCCCCCAAGAGATTGGAAAGGAGTTTTTCCTATCGAAATCAGCTCAAGCAAGACTCAAGGAATACAAAAAGGAGTAGCCCAGGTAAGTAACTTTTCTGAAAGAGAGTTTGGTTTTAAAGATACTGCACCAGCTTTGTTGTCGAGAGATTATAAAGATCCTAAGATAGTAAGAGCTGCAGACTACAGAAATGATGAAGGACTACGAATTAGAACTGAAGGTGATAGCCCTTGTCTATCTGCAAGAAGACACAGTGAAAAAGATATTAGCACCATGCCTCCTTTAGTTTTATCTGGTGCATTAAGAACAAGAGATAATGGTAAAGATTTGGAAACAAGAAAAGATAATGTGGCTAATGCAGTAACAACAAGTCCATTAGATAGTATAGTTGTACCAACACAACTAGGTAATTCAGATAAATTTGGTAATGCAGTCAAAACTGATGGTGAGGATGCATTTACTTTAAGGTCCTCCGAACCTAATGGCATTATAGAAAATGAATCTATAAGAAGACTGACACCTATAGAGTGTGAAAGACTACAAGGATTTCCTGATAACTGGACTGAGTATGGTATATATGATGGGGTGACTAAAAAGGTAAGCAACACTCAAAGATATAAGATGTGTGGGAATGCAGTGACTGTAGATGTTGTTCAAGCAGTGGTTAATAAATGCAAAGACATAATATGAAATTAAGACAATATCAATCTGACATCGTAGAAAAAGGTACAGAGGTTTTAAAAAAACATGGATTTTTGTATCTTGCTATGGAGGTTAGGACTGGTAAAACCTTGACAAGTTTGGCTATGAGTCTTGCTCTTCCAGTTCATAACCTCTTATTTATTACAAAGAAAAAAGCAATCTCCAGTATACAAGGAGACTATGACATGCTTAACCCCTCTTATAATATTACTATAATAAATTACGAAAGCCTACATAAAGTGTCTCATGAGACAAAGTGGGATATGATAGTTTGTGATGAAGCACATTCGATGGGTGCATTTCCTAAACCAAGCCTAAGGGCAAAAACAGTTAAAGAGTTTATATTAAAACACAATCCCTATGTAATACTTTTATCTGGTACACCTACACCAGAATCTTACTCACAAATGTATCACCAGGTTTATGCTATAAAAAATAATCCTTTTAATAAATATAAAAGTTTTTACAAGTTTGCTAAACAATATGTACAGGTAAAACAAAAAAAAATAGGAGCCATGACTATAAATGACTGGAGTCATGGTTTACAATCAATACTAGATGATATGAAACCATATACAATTGCATACACACAGAAAGAAGCTGGGTTTAAAGTAAACACAGATGAAGAAGTGTTACATGTTCCACTTACAAATGTTATAAAGTCATTAGTCAGAAGGCTTACCAAAGATAGAGTTGTTGAAGGATCAGAGAATGTAATATTGGCAGATACAGCAGTAAAACTTATGTCAAAATTACATCAACTGTATTCTGGTACAGTTAAATTTGAGAGTGGTGAGTCTATGGTTATAGATTTATCCAAGGCAGAATTCATCAGAAAACAATTTAGAAGTAAAAAGATTGCTATATTTTATAAGTTTAAAGAAGAGTTAAATGCTTTAAAAAAAGTATATCGTAAAGGTTTGTGTACAGAACTAGAAGAGTTTAACACTACTAATAAAAGTATTGCACTACAAATAGTTTCAGGAAGAGAGGGTATAAGTTTAAAAAATGCACAAGCCTTGGTATATTACAATATAGACTTTAGTGCTACAAGTTACTGGCAATCAAGAGACAGAATGACCACAAAAGATAGGTTATATAATAAAATATACTGGGTATTTTCTGAGGGTGGTATTGAGGATGACATATACAAGAGTGTTATAAAGAAGAAAGATTACACCCTTAATCATTTCAAAAAGGATTTACTAAATTTGTAATATGAGGTTTATTAAGTTTACTCTTATTTGGATAAGCCAGAACTTAGCAATACCTTTTTGGATTGTAGGGCACATACATTTATCAATTCATAGTTTTCATGACTTAATTGAGTTAGTATCTTCAATAGGAATGAATGTGATTGTAGCTATAGGCTTTTATTTAGATTATAAAAATGACAGAGCAACAAATACAAAGCAAAAGAATAAAAGAGTTGGAAGCTGAGGGATATTATGTGCTTAAATTAATTAAGACTAATAAAAATGGAATACCTGATTTACTGGCAATACCTCCGAACTGTGAAGTATTGTTTTCGGAAGTTAAAACTCCGAAAGGTAAGGTGTCTGTTTTACAGAAGTATAGATTAAAAGAATTAGAAGAATATGGATTTAGAACCGAGGTACATAAAGGATAGAGGCTATGAAGTAGAGGATAACTTTGTAACCTCACTAGAAGAGATAGAAGAACCTATCGCTATAAAAATAGCTTTGTTTATACAAGATAATCTAAGAGATATTTCTCCGAATAATTTTACTACTTATGTGTTAGGTGGTGTAGTACATTATTATAATGAACCCATTACTTTTGCTGTTGAAGTGATGAAAACACATGGAGAGTATTTAACACTTACAGACTTATCATTAATAAATATGAATGAATATTTAGATTTGATATGTTTAAACTCATACATAAAACCAAGGGAATGATATACAGAGTCGAAGATTTAGAATATTTCAAATCATATAAAAGAAATTTATATCAATTTTTAATTATTAATTGTTGTTATCCTGGGACCTATAATCCTAATGGTGGACGTATCCCTATATCTGCAAATAACATGTTAGGATTGCTTAAAGAGATTAGTAGACTAGAAATTCATATTGCTAAAATAAACCAAGAATTAGGTACTGACATTTGAATCTTACTAAAAATTTTTTATATTTGGTATAGATGGGTAAAAAAAAATGAACGGTATATCTCAAGACGATGTGAGTGCGATCAAGCATATTAACTTTGTGACAAACAATTCACACAACCTCATCACCGAATTATATGAAGACTTAATGGAGAGGGATCATCAAGAAGCAAAAGCTAAGGCACAAAAAGTTTGTAAACTTATGGCTGATTTAATTCAGTCATTATCTGATGAAGTTTAATTCCTTGTTCTTTTTTCTCTAGGAGCTCTCTTTCTCGTTTCTCTAGGAGCTCTCTTTTCTCTAGGAGCTCTCTTTTCTCTAGTATTTTTATTTAATTCCTCTAACATCTTAGCTCTTTTACTTTCATCGTTGTCAATAACATAATCAGAATATCCTAATGCCCTTAACCAATAACCATTAGTAGTTAAGTAATTACCAGCTTTATCTTTACCAGTGATTAATTGATTTACATTGTATACTAATTGTGTAGCTTTAGTAACTGGAACTAAAGATAGTTCTGCAATTGAACCAAACGCATCTAAAGCATATTGATCTTTTTTAGGGTTATCTGGTTTAGCATTATTCCATCTACTCCATTTTCTATATATATTTTCTGTAAATTCTTGATAAGATATACCCCTAACATCTCCCGCATATGGCTTGTCTTGAACCATATCAGCTAAAGAAGTTACCAAGTCACCCACTAAAAATAATCCATTGATGTTCCCTAATACTGCAGCTCTTATTAAATCATACTCATCTTCATCATCATAGTCTGTTAGTAAACCAGGTAGCCCTAAAGTTACATATTGAAATGTCATAGGCATTACAAAATGATACAACATTAAATTTCTCATGTTATCTATAAGCGAACCTTTACCTGCATTAGCTGCAGCAGTAAAAGGATTTTCTCCTTTAAATGTAGCTTTAGTAAATGCATTAATCTTTCGATAAAGTTGTCTTATAGCATATCTTTCTTTTCTTAAATATTGTTTTGGAGTTGTCTTAAACATATTTAAACTTCTCATTAAAGGATCTGATGTTTGGAAGAAATCTTTGTCTTGTAAGTCTTGAGACTGTTGTGTTCCCTTAGTATCTTTTTCAAATCTTTTTATAGCAAAATCTATAGCTTCTTGTTTAGTTGCTTTAGGGTTATTTTTTAAATACCTTTCTTTGTAGTACATATAATTAGGCACACCACCTAAATATATTGCTCCAGCATCCCCAGCTCTAGAAAATGCTAGTGATATTCCCATTAAAGTTTCTTTTCCTAATCCAGGAATTAATTGTGGTAATTTAGATGAGCCTTCTGCATATGATTCAAGTGATTTTTCAAAAGAATTCGAATATCTATCTTTTAGATAAATTGAGTTCTGATGAATTTCTTTCATAGAACCAAACACTCTTCCTGTAGCTAGTCCCTTGCCATAATAATACATCCAATTAGCCACACCTATATCACCCATATAAGTGAAAAGGGACAATAACTGTTTTACTGCAATTACTGGAGACAGTGCTAATCTTGTTCCTAAAAATATATCATTCATTGCATTTACAAAAACCGCACCTCTTCCACTGCTTATACCTCTTGTTGCAATTTTTTGTATTATTTCATTAATTAAAAAATTATAATCTTCTCCTTTAGTACTTCTTATAGCGTCTTGAATTAAAGGATTTGTAAATATTTTATTTACATCTCTTACATTTTCTCCATATGCAGCAAAGTAGTTCATGTCTGTCAAATAACTATTTAGGACACTATTACCACTCATAGGTCTTATAGGTTTATTACTTGCTTGTCTTCCTAATAAAGATGAGCTTCCTACATTAGTTTGATATATATTAGATGAACCTATTAAATCAACATTGTCATTATCTTTTTCTGCAATACCTTCTCTATAAATACGACCACTATATAATTTGTTCCAAGGTAAATCTGTTCGGTATATATTTTTATATACATTATTATATCTTTCATATATAGAAGGAAAAAATTCATTAGTCTGCCAGTCTGCCCATGCTTTTAATTCTGGAGACATGGACTCAGTCAATTCTTTCATTATTCTATCTGCATCTGGACCAAATAATTTGTTGTCTGGATTTAAAAAAGATGCTCTATTCGCTGGATCTTTAAATTGATTATACAAATAGTAAGTCTGAGAATCTGATAATGTTATTTGTTGGTTTAATCGCACTTGGTTTAAGTTTGATTTAGCTTTTCTTCTATTAATAATACCTTGAGCCTCTTGATATTTTTTTTCTGCAACTTCAACTGCTTTTACATCTCTGTATATAACTTTACCATCTTTTGATTTTCTTCCTTCTCTTCCTATAAAAGTTTGCTTTGGCTTTTCCATTGATCGTATTTTTTGCCTTGCTATAACTTTTCTAACTCTATCTGGCACTGGAATACCTTTTATTTTTTTTGGACCTCCAAAAAGTTCAACATATTTCTCAGCCATAATTCTATTGTCTTCTAACTGATATTGCTTGTAAACCCTAGAAGACTCATTTAACTTTTCATAAACTAACTCTTGAGTCCTTCCCTCAAACATTAAACCAGGTAAATTAGATATTGCATCCATTATGTTTTGCAAACTATCTCCTCTTCTCAGAAATCCAACAGTAGCATTTTTGACAACCTTTAATATTTTTGTAACAGCGAAACGAGAATTTTGCTCTGCTTTTTCTTTTGCAATTTCTCTTTCATTTAATATTTTCTTTGCTTTAGCTATGGCTTCAGGATCGCTAAAGTCTAATTTTTCTCCAGTTATATCTTCATAGATATATTCATTACGAACCCTATACCCTTCACTTGCTTCTGCTATTTGATTATTTAATTCATTTCTTCCACTAGCAACTAAACTTTCTAAATTTGCTAGAACATTATCTAAAGATTCTACCTTACTAGCTTGATCAATCCCCATATACATGGAACTGTTTATCTCAATAGCCAATTGATAGTCGGCAACCTCATTGTTTTGTTCTTCTGTTAATTCAATTCCGTTTAACAGTTTGTCTATACGATTTTGTAGAAGAGCATTTCTTTCTCCTATGATTTCTGCTAACTTATTTTTCTTTTCTTCTGCTCTTTCTTTACCTTTTAAATCTTTATCTACAACACTACTTAATACACCTTTTGCTTGTTTTAATAAAACATATTGTTTTATCCTGTCTATTCGTTTTCTTATAGTATTAGATATTTTATTAGCTTTAGACTTATTGTTTTCGACTTTTACATATTTGTCATATAATAGATTATCTATTTTATTTTCTAAAATTTCACTATTAATAGTATTAATTTCTTCTACAACTTCATTTACTATATTATCAATGTTTTTTTGAACTGCATTGATGTCTTTTAATTTTCGCATCAACTTTATAACCCTTGGTTTTTTATAAGCTATATCTGGTAAAGATTTTCTAACAAAAGATAATAGTGCTTGTTGAATAGCATACCTGTTTTTTACACCTTTAGTTCTTTGTTTCATTGCTTTCACAGCAGTGCTTATTCTTTCTCTTATATTTTGAGTTGGTCTACTTCCTAGAGCTTTTACTGTAGCAGAAACTAACAAAGTCTGTAAATCTGATTGTGTAGCTTTTTCAGCAACATCTGAAACAAATTCCTTAGAATTATCTCTTTCGATGTTTTTTACATTTGTTTGTGTAAATTCTGGTTGTTCTTGTAAATACTCTAAAGTTCTATCTACTATTTGTGCTTTAGTTAATTTAGTTTTTCTATTTTTATTTGAAGCTTCTAGTTTGTTAAATTTTTTCATTACCTTATTATACAAGGCTTTTCCTTTTTTCAACCCTAAATTTAAAAATACTTTAGGCATGACTGGACTTACACCAGTAAAGACATCAGCTGTCTCAATAGCACTTTTAATTTCTTTACTTGTAACTCCTTTAATTCTTTTTAAATAATCTATTATAGCAACATCTGATCTTCCTGCATTCCTTTCATTTATTATAATTTGTGCGTTAGATGAGGAATCATCAAACTGATATCTTTGATTTTTTGCATAAGGATTATAAAACCTATTGTTCTTTTTCAAATAATATCCAGTAGGCTGATTGTAATTGTATGCTCTTCTATCTCTAACCCTTCCTATTTCTACTGTAAAGCCTAAATCTTTTGCTCTAGCTCTAAATGTTTTTAAATCTCTTGGTTGTAATTTATTGTAATCAATAAAACCACTATCTTCCATAGCATAAAACTTACCTAAACTTTTTATGTCTTTTTGGTTTCTAGTTTCACTTATATTTATCGATGTAGTATCTAGTGCTACAACATCTTGACTTGTTCCAAACGTAGGAAATACATTACTTTCTCTTGTTGGTGTTACTATTTTATTTGTAGAGGGATCTTTAGTTATTTGATTCCATTGTGGTCTATTAGTTAGTATATTAACAATTGATTTTTGTGACTTATCTACCGTTTCTATTGCAAAAGGATAAGATTCATGCTTATTGCTTTCAACAGCTTTTACCTTACTATCTACCTCAAGCATAGCATATACTTGCCCTCCCTTATCTCTGGCATTAAAACCATCTTTTAAAATAGGTTCGGTTAACATTTCAGATAATGCCTGAATCATATTTGCTTTAGATATTTTTAATGACTTTCCTTGATATTTGAAATATTTATTTTGAATACCTTCGCTAAATATGGTGCCAAATTGTTCAACTGCTTTTGGGTTTTTAATTATTTCTTCAGACATCAAGCCAATTAAAGTTTGAGCAAATAACTTTCTGTCATTAAATGAACTGTTGTCTGCTCCTAAAGCTGTTTTTATTTTTTTTAGATTAGATTGAAAACTATCTGTTTTTTTTAATTTTAATTGTTTTCCTAAACCTGTTTTTGTAATCGTAACTTTATCAGTCTTTTTGTTTTTTTTCTCAACTATACTTTCAAAGTTGGCAGCTTCTATAATTGCTTTTTGAACTATTGGCTTTCTTAATTTTAATTTTCTATCAAGAGCAATAGAATTAAAAAAATCTAAAACTGCATTAGACATAGTCGTACTAGAAAGTAATTTATCATATGGTGCACTGGTTAGAGCCATGTATATTTTACCCCCATTAGCATCAAAAGATTTATTTAATTTCTCTGCCATTTCTTTAGCACTATCTCTTGTAGCTGCCCAAAAATAATTATCATCATGAAATTTTAATGTATAATATATACCTCCTTTACCTTCTACTAACTTTTGTCCATCTTTAAATATATTACCACTAAATGCACCATCTGGTTGATGCAGAACTACTGTTTTTCCATTAAAGTCTTGTATAGGTCTGTCTCTAGTAATAAAATTTTTATCTTCAAGCAATTTAAATTTTCCTTTGTTTTTTAAATATTCAAAACTTAATCCAGACTGTTCATCTACAAAATCAGCTTGAAACCTATTGTTTTCTTTTTCAATCTTTGTTTCAGAAGTAGATTCTGTGGTTTGTTCTTTACTAACCTTCTTTTTAGTTGTTTTTTTCTTAGGAGTAGTTTTTTTTGTATCTGTACTTTCTGTTGTAGATTCTGTAGGTAATTGTGTTTCTATATCCTTTAATACCTGTAAGTCTTCTGCTACAATTTCAGTTCCAGAAGTAACTTTGCCAGCAACTACATTCATAAATTGTACAATATCATTATCTGTTTTTGTAAATTCACTTACATATTTGTCTAGTTTTAATAATTTAAGAATATCATTAATAAATTTTCTAACAACACCTTGTTCTTTAGGTTTTAATGATTTAAAACTACCAGCAATAAGTCCAAATAATTCTGCAACTTTTTCTTCACTTTGTACATTTTCATCATATGTACTGGCAAATTCATCTAAGTAAGCTTCCAAAGATTTAGTATTTCCTTCTTTATCTTTAATCTTTACTTTAGATAAAGCTTTTGAATTTTTTATACTAGAAATCATTTTCTTAGTTAATCCTTGCAGATTACTATTTATACCTAAGGTCTCTATTAAAACTGCATGTGCTACTTCGTGAGCAATAGTTGTTGTTGAGGCTTTAGACGCATTTATGTATATTGTTTTTTTATCTACATTATAATTACCTCTTGTATCTGTACCTGTTAAAAGCCTATAGGTGTCGGCATCCTCTACTATTTTTATTTTAACATTTGGTAAAACTTTAGCTAATGCTTTACCTGCTTTAATTGCAGTATTAACTACCTTATTATAACCAGCTATTGCTTTTTCACCTACTATATTTTCAATTTTTTGATAATTACTTACATTATCTAAAACAGTTTCTTCTTTAACTTTTATTTTAACACCGTCATTAGATGTTTCAGTTGTTTCGGTAGATTCATTTCTTTTCATTGGCGAATCTTGTTCAATAGATTTTTCTTCTATTGCTTGAGATTCACTAATTAATTCATCTAATTTAGTTTGTACTTGCTCTGGCGAAGGATCAACCACTCCATCTTTTTCTAGTTCCGATATAGCATCTTTATCTGTAATTGTTGTTTTCTTAACTATTTTCTCTTTCGTTGTTTCCGTAACCTCATTTTTGTCGGTTTGTTCTTGCTGACTCTGATCGGTAACTCCCCCGGTGGTGTCTCCTTTTCCCATCTTTTGGCGATTTTCGGTAGATTCTTGTGCATCCAGGCTCTTTGTTTCTGACTTAAAAATGGCATCTGCTTTTGATTTAATTTGTTCTGGAGATGGATTTTCCACCCCTTCTTTTCTTAGCTCTTCAACAGCTCTTTCATCTAGAGTACCATTGTACTTTTCTACTATAGCTTTAATTTCTTTTTTAATTGCTTTATTTTTTAATTGATTAGATTCTAATTCTAGATTACCTATTTTAGAACGTTCTACTTCTAAATCAATTAATCTTTCTCTTTCAGGACCTGCCGGAACATTAGGATCAACTTCTAATGAAAAATTTGCTCTAGACCTAGCATCTGTAACGATTTTATTTCTAGCAGGATCATTTTTTATTTGTATACCTAACTCTGAAGATGCTAATTGTTCTGGAGTCATGGTGTTTATTAAATTATCAACATATGATTGTGTAACCCTTTCACCATTAACTATGTATTTGGGAACAGTCAATAAGCCACCAGTAATAGAAATAGGAGCTGTAGATAATCCAGCTATACCTTCTAAAAATATATCTTTTTTATCCATTTCTTGTCCTGCCGCTACTCTTCCTAATGCCTCCCCTCCAGAACCTAAACCTCCTTCAATAGCAATAGCACCTGTAACACCTCCGATTTTTTTTGCTTGTATGTTTTTTACTCCCTTTGTAGCTTTTGCTAATTTTCCCGTACCTCCTTTTAACCCTATTCTTCCTACAGTACCCACAAAAGCCTTACTCATACCAAACGACAAAGCTTCTACAGCGGCAATAGTCATACCTCTTGACAGTGCTCTGTTTTTTACATTATTCATTGTTGTTTGATTTTGCAATGTCTCTCTAACACCCTCTACTGTCATAGGAGTGCCTTCTTTTTTCATTTCTTCACTCAAAAACTCTGTAAAACTTATTCCAGTTTCAAGCGCTGCAGTGGCACCTCCAATCATACCAGATATTGCTCCACCTCCTGCGCCTACAAATCCCGCTATAGCAGAACCTATTGGAGTTCCGATTGAACCAGCAGCAGCACCAATTCCACCTCCTGCTAATGCACCTGTACCTGCACCAATTCCACCAGCTAATGCTGGAGCTGGTTGTAACATTGAGACAATAGATTGAACTAATACAGCTGGAGCTATACTAAAATTATTCATTAATCCCATAGTTAAGCCTTTTAAACCTCCCCCATTTTCATCAGAAATTCGACTAAATTCTTTCATTTCATCACTTTCTGGCTGACTATTCATATAATTTACTGCATTGATATAGTCTTGTATATCTTCATCGGTTAAATTTCTAGGCTTAGAACTCATTAACCCTAAAAACTCATCAACACCTTGACCTTGTGCAACACCAGTTTCGCCCGCTCTATATATATCACCAAAAAAATCTGTAAGAGGGTTTTTACCAAATGTCCTTTCTAATAATGTTGGAGCCTCTTGGGTATCCATAAAGTCTTCTCTTTCTACTTCTTGAACTACAGGTGTTATTTGTTGTTGTTGTTGTAACTCTTGTTCAGTAGGTTGGTCTAATGAAACTCTATTGTCGAATATATCGGTTTGTTGTCCTTGTGGATTAATATCTGTTTCTATAGAATCATCAACAGGAGAAGAAAAAAATTGATCCTGAAAATCTAAAAATGATTTTGTATAGAGTTTATCTTTATTTAAAGAGTTGTAGAGTTTTTTTTGTTTAGTAGAATCACTAAACTGTTTTACAAAGTCTTCAAAACTTTTAGTATATAATTTAGACTTATACAATTCATCGTATAGCTTTCTTAAAGATTCGTTTTGTGCCATATAAATTTCACTATAAGTTGTTAAATTTACCTATATTTCCAGACCTACTGTTTACGTTTGTGTCTGCTCTTTTTTGACTTCTTTGCTTTAAGTAAGGTTGAACAAAACCATCATAAACTCTTTTCCAAGTATTTGTATATTTGTCTTCCATAATGTCAGAAGCCTTATATTCAAACACCACATTTCCTGTAGCTTTATCAATCACTTTGTATGTAATATATGATGGATCATCTTCTCCGTCTTTCTTACCTCCAGTACCATCATCATTCATACTAGCCATATAATCAGAAGTTATCGATAAACCTTCACTATCCATTTCATTCAATAATTCAGTTGGGAATGCATTTTCAACAATTTTATCTAAATTAATCGCTATATTATCTATATCTTCATCATCAGTATAACCTCCTGGTTCTTCATATCCGCCCATAGCAGAAACAAAATCATTTCCAGATGTTGTAACATCTTTAGCATCACTCATATCATAAGGTGCTTTAGCATATTCACCAGAAAATGCATCACCATCTCTTACATTACCTAACTTTATACCATAATCTGATACAGCTGATTTAACTTGTTGTGCCGAGTTAAATGAGTTTGCTTTATCTCCACCCAGTTCATTGTATAATTGGAAAATTTGATTAGATAAATTAACCCCCTCATATTCACCAGTCTTAAAATCAGTTTCTACTACATCTAAAGTTTCAGGATTATCACCTAGAATAGCTTCTCTTCTTAATAAAGGGTTAGATTTTGTACCATCGGCATATGTAAATGTAATTGTATCATCACTTAAATCATAACCAATTATTTTTTTGTTTGGATCAGTTTCTCTTCCTCTTTGAATTCTTATCTGACCATCAAGAACATCTCTAACTTCAGTTTCGTTACCACTAGTTAGTATGGTGTTATATTCTTTTATTATATCAGTCTTAGTCTTTCTTACATTTTTATCACCAGACGGTTCTTGAATTGGTCTTCCACTCATTTTAATAGTTTGACCTATTCTTACTTCAATAGCGTTTCGAGCAAGTCTTTTTGCTACATCTAGCTTTTCATCAGCAGCACCCATGTCGTATTCTGGCTTACCATCTACATATGAAACAGTTATCATTTTAGAAAAATCACATGGCACACCTTCTTTACAATATTTTTTTTCATACTCCTCCTTGTCTTGAGCTAAATTATATCCTTGTGCAGTAAGAATTTGAACAGCATCACTATCAATAGCAACAATACCATCTACTTGCTCATTTAACCATTCATCATAAGTCTGCTTTTCTCCATTCTCTTTGGTTCCAAAATCAGCATAATTTCTAAAATCATCATAGCTAGTGACAACACCATTATTTATTTCTTCTTGAATAAAAGGAGCAAGGTTCTCAACTACTAAATCTGCTTGTTTCCCTAATACCTTTCTGTTTTCTTTAAAATTCATCCTAGAGTTCATGTAATTAGGATTCATATATGCACCGGGATTATTTTTTACATCTGGCATATCAGTAAAAAGTCCAGTTTGTTTGTTTTTACCCATTTGCACTAATTGTAGTTGTCCATTAGCAGGGTTTGTCCATAATATTTTATCATTTAAATTACCAAAAGCTAACATAGACTCATTGTTATAAATCTCAGCTGCAGAAGCCATAGAATTTATACCATCTTCTCCTGGTTCTAAACGAGCTTGAGCTTCTGTAAAGTATTTATCCCAATTTTGAACAGCAGTACTTAAATTAGCATAACCTGTTTTTTGTTGATTCATGAATAATTGATAGTCTTGTGGAGTTATTAAACCTCTTTTTAACAAATCAGTTTGAATCATTAGGTTTTCTTTGGACTGATTGCTTCCTCTTATTAATAATGCACTAGCTGTGCCATTATTAACATCAGCAACTTCACTTAATTTAGCTAATGCTTCACTAGTAGCATCATCTATTGCTTGTTTTTTAGCTCTTCTTTGTCCGTCTACAGTAACAATGCCTTTAGTAATATCTGAAGCTACTTTACCCCAGTTAACATATTGCTCTGTTGCACTCCTTTGAGAATAAAGCGAATATTTATTTTCTGCCATTTTTAATACATTTATCGTTTAAATAAAGAGTCTAATATTTCTGTAGGAATACCATTCTTCATAAAGTCTCTATATTGCTTACCAGTATATTTTTGCTCCAACAACTTATCTCTAATTTCCTCTTGCTTATAAGGTCTATATAATAAGTTATCTGCATACCCTACTTCACCTGGCAACGCATCTGGATTATAACCTTCTGGCGCTACAAAATTAGGATCGGTTGCATTAACTTCTAATCCTGTTTTAGGATTTATATATGTTTTATTTGTCATATAGTCAGTTGATTTACCCATATCACCTGCAATTTTTCCAGCTAAATTAGTAGCTCTTGAGTCTGCTTGTGTTTTTGCATATAATGGTAAAGAAGAGCCTAATGCAGCTAAACCACTTGTAAGAGCTTGTACACCTCCAGTAACTGATTGAGTTGCTGCAGCTTGTTCATCTTGTGATTTTTTTGCAAAGTCTGCTGCTTGACCAGTGTCCATTCTAACTAACTCTTCTTTAATTTTTCCTTCTTCTTCTGCTTTGGCTTTATTTAATTTATATAAATCTTCACCCATAGCTATTCTCATAGCTTCATTAGACGCTGTTCCTAAAGCGCCTACCTTACCTATACCCGCTGCTAAACTCCTAGCATCGGCTCCTTGTAAAGAGTCTAATGCTTGTCTTTGTTGTGCTGTATTTGCTTTAAAACCTCTTTCATAAGCTTCTAATGGAACTCTTAATTCTTCAAGTGTATTTACTTGCATTCTATTTCTAGCTTGTTGCATAACCCTTGCAGAATCTGCTGCAGCTTGCGATGCTCTTCTTCTTTGTTTTGCCGCTTGACCAAAAGAAATACCTGCACCAGCTATTCCAACCCCTGCACTAGCTATTCCTGCTGCTATACCTATTGTTGCTAAAGTTCCTAATCCTACTCCTGCCATAATAATTTATTTTTATTTATTAGTTCTATTGGAAGATTTCTATAGTTATTAGTATATACATCTTCTTCTGCCTCTTTAAAAGTTTTAGCAGAAGTTTTATACACACACGTCCAAACACAATCTTCATGCATATATGCTACTCTTTGTGTGCCTTTTTTTGTATTTAAATGTAAGGGCGCTTCAATTGTTTCAACCTTACCATCATCATTTATTATAGACATTTTTCCTTTTAAAAAAAATGAAGGATGATTTTGTGTATGTATCAAGCTAATTACTAAGCTCCCTTTTGGCATAAAAACTTCTCGTGTATACATGCCATTATCTAAATGTTCTTTTACAGGAAATATTTCCTGCATTTCTTTAGATTGTTTTTCTCCTGGAACATGTGTTACACAAGGAATGTTTTCTTTTAATAATTTTTCAAAACTTTCAATTTTATCCCACATTATTCCTCTACGAGAAACAACTGAGCTTAATACATCATGAGCAACTTGTAATTCCATGTTATAACAAAGATAACAAATTCTAAGGATAACTTTTCATTACATTACTGCCTACAGAAAATAGCTCTACTGCACTAGTGTCATCATTAGTCATTGTAAACTCCATATAGTATCCTCGAGCTCCATGTGACTCTGCTATACTATTTTTATAATACAATATAAAAAAACCTACAGATGGTACAACAGCACCAGTAGCTACATCAATACTTACAGTAATAGTTTTGCTAGTTAATGATGTAACTGCACCAGCTATAACGGGATTTGTTTGTCCACTTCCTACATCTAAGCTATAAATAATATCTCCTACACTTAAAATATTTCCAATAGGGTTGTCAAATGTTATTACTGTAGCATTACTTGGGCCTGTAACTCCTATACATTTAGCAATACCATTACCAGATCTTAGTTTCCAATCTACTGTTCCAGAGTTGCTTCTTATATAAGAATACCATTCACCCTCTTTTTGTTCAAAATATGTTTCTAACATTGAACCACTGCTTAAATCAGTATTCAAATCAGTAACTGCCCAACTGTGAGAGCTTTCATAAGACATAGTCTTAAATAACTTAATGCTTAATGTAGGCTCTGGATTAAACACACTGGTGACGGTTGAAATACCTTGCACACCATAATAGTTGTTTCTTAAAGAATTTGTGTTATGCCTCCATAAATTTCCTTGGTAAAATGTATATAAATATCCATTCATGCCTTTAATGTATTCTGGAAAAAATGTATAAAAAGATGGCCACCCTGGGCTTCTTTTGTCATCGCTAAATGTTAAAGTTTCTGCTGCCATAGTTTGTTATTAAGGTGGTGTACAACTTGAGTCTAAAATTACTAAACCATTTGAATTTACACGTATATAAAAATTATTAGTTCCTACCGAATAAATATAAAAGTATGAATTACCACCATTTAAAGGATTACTACATCCTATAGTAGTATACACTGTATCTCCATTTACTGGATATGTACCCGATCCATTATGATAATACATATTGTCTATAGATGGAGTTGCACCAGGATTACATATAGCTCCAAAGGCCAAAGGATTACTACTTGGGTAAGCTGTACAAGTGCTACAGTTAGTTACAGATGCAACTACACCACTTCCTCCAGTTATTGTAATATAACTACCTCCATTGGTAGTTGTTATTTTATATAAACCATCGGGTAATGTTATGGTCTTACATGCATCTGTATAGCATGTGTCACTAGCTACAGGCAGTGTACCAGAGCCATTATGATAAAATGTTGTTGTTAGTGATGCTGCACATGCATCGGTTCCACTAGCTTGACTAGTACTTGAACTGAATGACGTGCCTAATACAAAACTTGATGGTCCACTAACCAGTCCAGCTGAACCAGTTATTTCTATATAAGAAGTTACATTTAATTTGTAGAACCCAGCTGATAGTGGAGTTGTTCCACCCGCATCAGAGTATGCATTATCTCCAGATGTAGGTAATGTACCAGAACCATTATGATAAAATGTTTGATCAATTGTGTCTGTACAAGCTGCGATAACTGAAGCTGCAGTTGATGAGGATGCAAATGCAGTGTTAGTTGGACATGTTGAAATTGCAGTAACAACACCTGAAACAACTTGAGCAACACTATTTGTTGCAGCATCTCTTTTATAAAAACCATCTGCTAAAGCAGTAACTCCATTGCTGTCAGAGAACACAAAGTTCCCTACTTGAGGAATTGTGTTACTGTCTGCCACTGGAGTTGCTTGACCTATAGTAGAAGAGTTTCGTGCAAAATAATATGTTTGATCTTGAGTTGCGCTACAAGCTAATCCTGAATTAGTTTGAACTGTATTAGTAGTAAACGAAGGTAATGCCACTGGACAAATAGCAAGAAACTGAAATGCTGTTCCTCCACAAACTCCAACCATTTGTAATCTTAAATTAGAAGGTGTTACATTTGGCTTAGGTATTACCATGGTATAATAAATATTACCTGTAGCATTTAAATTTACTGTGCCTGAAGATGGTATAACTATGGTAGTATCTGTGCCAGTATCTACAAATGTAGTCCCATTATATGTATAATTAGAAACTGTGGTAGAACTTCCTTCTAAATCACTAGCTGTACAACCTCCAGTAGGTTTACCTACAAAATTTATTTCTCCTGCTGTGGCTAATTCAATACCATGATTATTAGTTGTTAAGGTGTTGTAAGTAGTGGAATCAAATGTTGCTAAAATACCATCTGGTATATTGTAAGGTTGAAAATATACAACAATTGCACCTACATCTGTTGTGGTATTACCCATATCAATATCAATAACATAACTACCAACATTACCACTTCCACTAATATTACTTCCACATGCCACTGGACACTCACAGTTTGCCGCAGTTCCTAAAACACCACCAGTTTGTTGTCGATATGTAACTGTAGTTTCTGTAGGTGCTTGATACCACCCATCTGGTGCTTTAGTTGTTAATGCACTATCAGACCACACTGCTGTAGCTGTTGAGAACAAACTCGTGTCTATATAATATGTGTTATCTGTAGCCATTATTTAGCAAGTTAATAAATTTTCTACCATACCAGAGCTGTTGACATATATTACTGATGTTGCACTCAGAGAATAATATCCCGCTGCAAGTAGAGTAGTTCCAGTGTTATTAGAATATACAAAATTATTTACAACTGGTGTCGTTCCAGTTCCATTGTGATAATATGTTTGGTCTTGAGCTAATCCACAAGCTTCTGACCTTAAAGACTTCATTATAGAAGAAGAATAAGAAGAGTATGTGCAACCAGTACAACATATATCTGAAGCACCTGTAGTGCTTGAGCATAATGGTATAGCAGTTCCACATGGAGCACAAGTTACTGAAGGCAATAAAAGTCCTGCAGATTGTTCTCTCACAATACTTGTTGCTTGATAAAATTGATTAGGCGCTTTAGTGTGTAAATTTGAATCTGTCCATACTGCTGTAGCTGTAGCAAAACTATCTGTGTCTATGTAATAACTGACAGAGTTTCCAGAGCAACATGCAGTTAAATCAGTCGATCCATCTCTAAGCACTATATTAGTTACATTTCTGTAATCCCATACCATGTATAAATATTTGTCTGTTATAGGACTATTATTAGTATAAGTAAATGATGCTTGATACAATCCAGTTGATGGATTTGTTATTGGTGTTGCAGTTGTTGATGCAGCATCAATTATAGCCCAATCATTTGCAATATATTGTATAGGACTTACTAGATATTTGAACTTGTCTACTGTGCCATCAAAAACAAAATCATCAAAATCTTTTTTATTAGACTGCATTGTAATGGTTGCACCAGATACTGGCATAATCCCTACCGAAGTTTGTCCAGTAGTTGATATAAAACTTTCTACTGGATCGGCAGATGTAAATGTTACCAGCTCACTTGAAACTGGACTTGTTAAGGTTCCTTTGTTCCAGTAATATTGATTATGAATAAATTTACCATCATCAACTGGTGAACCTAAAGTTATTTGAACAACAGTAATTTCATTTGTTACTGGACATTGTGGTGTTATATCATATGTAACACTACCAGATGGTGTTATTGTTACGGTTGCAGTGTCTGGATTTGATTTGTTTTTATTAAATGTAACAGAGCCACTACCAGATATTGACTGATTTATTACAGTGTTATTATCCCAAACAACTAATAATGTTACTGTGCCAGTCACATTAAAATCAAAACTTACAACACCTTGAGCACTTCCAAAATCTATAGCATATGAAGAGGCATTATTAACTGACTGTCTTGAAATTAATGTTCCACATGGTAATGGTACAATTACTGATGGTATATCTGTTATAGTAGAAGATAATATATATTCATTCATATATGGATCAAATCCACCTAATTTTTGCTTATTAAAATTTTGTGTAAATAAGTCTCTAAAATAAGACCTCATACCTAATTCAGATATAACAACTAATGCTTGTTGTCTTCCTGCTCCTTTTAATTGTATTACTGCATTTCTTTTTGCATCAGTAAAATACATAGAATCACCATGAGAAGCAAAACTTTCTGGATTGCTACTTATACCATACTCTTCTATTCTAGCCACTTGTTGCCCTAATACTAAAGGTGAAGATGATAGTGCACCACCACCCGCTGCGGTTGTTAAAACGTCTTTTTGTGCTAAAACATAAGATATTCTATCTTCTTGTAAACACATTATATCAGTCTCTCTAGCGTGTAAAACTTGTATAGGACCATAAGTTACCTCACAGTCTTTAAAGTTTGCTAAACCTAAGTTAAACTCATTTAATCTGTTTACATTAGACTCTTCACTATATAATCCACTGTAAGTCATTCCAGCAAACCTATCTGCTTCTTTATAATCTTGATCTGATACTGAGGTTACTCTTTGTCCTAATGTAAATGATTGCCCTACAAGAGAATCTTCTACCTTAAAACTTTCTACTCCATTACCAAACGAAAAACAATCAAAAAACCCTAAAGTACTTATAGCTGGAAGAGTGCTTGTTTGTGTCTGTGTAGTTCCAGTATGAAAACCACCTGTTATATCATAACATGCATCGTCTTCATAATATATGTCATTATCAACATCTACTGGTATTGACTCAAAAGTTATTATTGAATTTGCAACTTGTACAGATATCCTGCCTTTTACTCTTGATGGGTGTCCTCCAACTCCTTGTGTACCACTTTTTAATGCTAAATATAAAAAATTAGTTTGTCCTGTTCCTGTAGATGGTGCATTTCCATTAGTTGTAGAAAACCTATATTGATTCTTACCTTGTATTCTTCCAGGTATACTTTTAGACGGTAATGGATTTTCATTAATAAATATATTTTGATTTGCACCAGAATCATCTGTGCTTGTGTCTACACCACCAGTAAAATCAATAGCCTCACCAACTACAAAATCATATAAATTATCGTAATCATTAGATGCTTGAAAAGTTTTATTGTAGTTGTATATTTCTGAACCTGCTCGGTTATTTCTTTCGCTTCTAAAAAACTCAAAATCAAATGTTACTAAACTCCCTTCTGGCAACACAACGTTTGTATCTCCACTCGTTCTGTTTCTAAAACAAGGTATTTGAATACTTGGGTAATTTCTTTTTGACTGATCAGATTCAGTTCCAGAGCTCCATGCAGAAGAATCTTCGGCTGTGTCTATATTAAAATTAGTTGGTTTTAATTCCATATATAAACCTGATAGCTCTGATATATAAGGCTCTACCCCACCTGATTCAATATTTGCAGCAGGAGTTAAAAAATTTTGTTCTTTTGCATCTACACTCAAAACTTCTTGCGTTTGGTAAGTAGATAGAGGTCCAAATGTGTCTGCTTTAACTCTTAGTATTTCTCCAGTTCTTACTTTAGTTTGATTTTGCCCTTCTAATTTAAAATACACTGTGTTAGTAGTAGTATCTCTGTAATAAAAATTACTATAAATAGTTTCATAAGGCCCTTCAGCTCTTTTAACTACAAATTTATACTTATTTGCCCAGTAAGGTGGTTTTTGAGTAATTGGGATAGTAACTTTAATTTGATTTTTTTGAGCTGATGTTGATGCAGGTGTAAATATAGTATTGTCTGGAGAAACCAATGCGGTAGAACTTCTTAAATATTCATCCATATAAACCACCCCTACTTCGTAGTTTCTGTTACTATGTAAACTTTTAGTGTTACCATTTCCTAGAAACAATACTTCACCAGAAGTGAATTTATAATATTCATATAAAGGTGCTGCTGCCGGTGCATTACCATCTATAAATTTCATTGCGGGTATTTGGAATGTAACTACATTTGAACCTGGTTGTGAAGTAATTCTAATTCCTTGATTTAGACCAGATATACCACTTTCGCTTTTTGACCATTGGATATTACTATCACTGTCACCAGGATTAGTAACAGCACAGTTAAATGTATCAGTAAAACTTGTTCCATTAGAACAAGCATTAGCAACTGTCGTAAAGTATGCAGGTTCACTCCCAATTCTAGTTTTAAAATCTACACTATTTACCATTTCATAAACAGTGTTAAAATCTTGTGCTAATGTAAATATTGTAGAAATGTCTGTTGAAGGTTGTGAAGTTGTTGTTGTTCCACTATTACCAGAAAATGCTGAATGAATAAATGTAAAATCAAAATCTAATACAGCTCCACTTTTTAATTTTGTTGCTATATCAGATAAATCTATAGAAACAGTACTATTGGCTATAGTTTGTGATGTGTCAATAGTGTATTGCGCTCCACTTACTAAAGTAGGGGTGAAATCATTTGTTTCAATATTACTACTCACTCTTTCTGCTTCAAAAGTCATTTGACAATTATTGCCATCACTATCCACCATATTGTAACCATCTACATAGTTGCCATATACCAATCTATTGCCCATTAAAGTTTGTGCTTTTGCAGTTCTTGGCACATTATCATAAAGCCTTAATAACTCACTGTCTGGTAGTATAGTGTATATTTTGCTATTACTAAATGTTTGTGTTTGAGTGGTATTATCTGGCCATCCATAATTAGACTTGTCAAATCTCTCAATAACATTTAATACGTTAGAGTCTGCAAATTTGAAAATTAAATCAACTCCAACCACATTAGAGTCTCCAGTGTTAAAACTAAGCTCTACTGCATTATAAATGTTTTTCATACCACTATTTAAGTTTGTGGCTATATCGAGCTTAAACACACCTGGTACAAAGGCTATGTCGGTAAATTGAGACAATGCACTATATTCATCATCTTGATATTTATATCTATAAGCAAAAGATATCATACGGGTTTCCATATAATTTGCTTCAGTCGCCTGTGATATTAAATTAAATGTAGGTGCTGCTAAAGGTGGCTGAACAATAACATTTAGCTCTTTATCTGTTACAACATCTGCACCAGATAGTGGACTAGGATAATTTCTGGTAACATTAATTTTTCGTGGTGGATTTACATCATCAGTAAAAAACAATAAATTACCTATTTTGTTTACGCTATTAATTAGGTTTGTAGTGTTAAAATTTAAAACGCTTACAGAAACTACGTGATAAGTGATTAGTTCATTTTTTGTATCAAAAGAAACAATCATATCTACAGTTGTTGATGTTATAAACCAATATATAGTTTCATTAGCTCCATCATCATATGCACCAATACAAGTTGCATTTGTTAAATCAGCACCTTCATATTGTAATGTTGTAAGTTTAGTATTTCCTTTAGAGTTTTCTACAGCTCCTATTTCTGTGGTTTCAGTTGATCCTAGCCTAACATTTATAGCATTGACATATTCGCCTGGTGGGAGTAGCCTCTCATCCACGCTTTTATTCATTCTTCCGCGTACAAAATTTGTAGTTACTATAGGCATATTACTTAATCCATTTAGCCTGACCTCTCATATTCATTAATAATCGACCAGGGTGTATATTACTCAATCTAATTTTTGCGTTTCTTAATAAAGAAGACTTATCTTTTCTAGCTCGATTTACAATATATTCTTGTACTCCTAATTTACCATTTAATATAGAATATTTAATATATGCATAAATAAATTCTTCAAATAACTTATTTACACTAATGTCAGCATCGTTGCCTTTTTCCATTCCATCAGAAACATATTCTAATACAATAGACTGCCCTGATGCAATAGAGCTAAAATTGATAACACCCCTTTGTTTATCTATAGAAAAAGTAGGATTAGTGTTAGCAGTTTCAGTGTTTAGTCCAAAATGTCCACCAATAGCAAAATCAAAATACCACATACCATCTACACAATAACCTTCACACCCATCATATAAACTTTCGTTATTTAAATAGATTGTTTTTTTTGACAAATCTAATGGTGAATCTTGTGGTTTTAAAACATTTCCATTTTGATCAAACAGTATATTATTATTGTTGTCTTGTAAATAAGTACTAGCCCATTGTGTTTGTATGTTTTCAGTAAGAGGAAATAATACTCCATTTTGAAACATTGACACTCTAACCCAGTTTACATAATCATGAGGTAAAACAAACAATAATGAATCATCTAAAGCTAATTGTAATATTTTTATTTCTTTCATTGCATCATAGTTCAACTCTTGTATCCCTCTTTTTGCATGAAATAAAACTTTATATCGTGAAATATTATTTACCAACTCATTATTACCTTGATACATTAACATAAAATTGTTAACGATTTCATCTAATGTAACATATTGATATGAACCCCAATTTTTATCTTTAGGTGTGCCACCTTCATTTGCATAATATTGATAATCGTTTAAATATGCCATAATCTATATTTGTATTTGATTGTCTTCAACTATTTCTTGTTTTCCAAACTGATACACATCAGCTTCTCTAATTTCAACACCTACATACTGACAAATTTTTGCTACTATACCTGGTTCATCAGATAATGGTAATTCAAAATCTTGATAATCAGCTTGACTAGAATCAAATTCTGGACTTCCTGAAGTTCCTCCAACTGTTTGGTAGGTCCATTTAGGTGGTAAAGGATATCTTACATAGTCAGTTATAACCGATCCCACTGTACTTATGGTGGTTGGATATACTGTAACAGTATTACCTAACTGCCCTTGTGCAGAATCTGTTGTTGCACCTACAATACCACTTGTAGCGCCACCTAATACATAAGCAGGAAACCCTGTAGTTGGTGCAGTCAATGGTGAGTTATTAAGATAAAATATTTTATTTTGATTTACTCGTTCTACTTCTACAATACCAGTGGTATTATATGTAGAATATGTATCACCTCCAGCGCCACCTATAGGAAATATATTGGTGCTTAATGTTAATTGTGTATTACTATCAATGCTTACAATAAATGCACTAAAACCAGCATAATCACTGGTAGAAGTTGTATTTGTTATTATTTGCCCTATTTTAACAACACCACTAGTAGAGAATTGAGCACCAGAATCAGTTAAACGGTTTGCTACTCCAGCAGCAGTAGTAAATCCACTATCTACAAAGTTTGGATAATAGTTTATTTTATTTATATAATAGTAGTCTGCAGGCAGATTAAACATATTATTTCCTTGTTTAATTAATCCTTTAGTTACAGAAAAACTATCAATTACTTCTACTAAACTTTTTACTATATCTGCATAACCAGTACCAGACACTCTTTGGTTTTGTTTATTTATCCAACTATTGTATTGATAAAAATAGTCTTCAAACAAATCCATTTGTGCTTGTTGCGCGTACAAATTAAAATCTTGTGGAGATATATATCCATAATTATTCTTGTTTGCAATTGCCTGTACGGTGTTTCTAACTGAATTAATCATTCTAGTTCTTTTTACAAATATAAACAAAAAAAAAGAGGCTCAATTGTTTAAGCCTCTTCTTAATTTAAGTGTAATAGATTAAACTATGCCCATGCTTTTTGAACTTGAGCAACAGTCGTAACAGGATATTTTGGTGAAAGACTAAAAATAGGTCTATTCCAGCTTGTAGCTAGTGCATCTTCAATAGCCTCTACGATGCTACCAATTTGCTCTTTCTTTTTAGCTGTATCATCTGCTGTTGAAGCAGTTAATGTGACACCTATAACCTCACTTGCAGCAGTTGCTGAATGTCCGACTATATCATATAAAATGTCTACAGCTCCAGTTGCTGATCCTTGTTCTACTGTAAGAATGTGATTAACATTAATTAAATAATCTTGATCACTTACAGTTACTTTTAAAAATTTTTCCATATCTTATAAATTTATGGGGTTAAACAATTATACAAAGATAAGTATTTAATTAACTCTTTTTTAAGCGATTTTTAAGTAGCTTATATATTTCAACACCATCATCTGATTGAAAAAACGAACCAACAATCCAACTAGCATCTTCTCCAAAAGGAACAGATATTAATCTTTTTTTATTGTTAGGAAGGTTATAATAAACCTCTTTACCATTGTTTCGTGTTTGTAAGAACCCAGCTTTAAATATTTGATAAACATCATCTTGCAACTGTAACATTGGATCATTTATAGTATTGATAAAGTCTTCTGGATTATTCTTAGAGTATATTAACAAATCCCTTTTTAATTCTGGAATAGTCATACTATCAACAACATTGCCTAACAAAACTCTAGATACTTGTAATAGTTTCTGAGTATTACTTGAAAGTTCTTTAGCAATTATTTGAGCCTCTAAAACACTTTCAGCTTCTGAAAGCTCATCTAATGCATCTTGTTCTTTATTTACTTCTAAAAATATCTTACCATTGCCTGGGTGATAATGTAAAAACTCTTGTAGTACTTGGTCTTCTTTTTGAGCTACTAACATACCATCATCAAAAACTATTGGTTCTAGAATTGCATTACCATCTTGTTCATCCTCAAATGGGCTTTTTTGATTTCGTGCATATCTTAATGGTCTATTAACACCTTGTTCTTCATCAAAATATAACAAAGGAGACCTTTGAGAGTGTCTTGATGATAACATGTAAGAGAGAGGAGTTTGGTCACCTGCAAGTTTATATACTTTAGTGACGTATTTTGCTTTTTTTTTCATTGTATTTGATTTAATTTAATTTAATTTCAGTAAAATATAAATGTTACCCCCACCGAAGTGAGGGTAATATTTACAATAATATTAGTCCTTAAAGATAAAGAAGTTGTTTGCACCTAAAGTACATACAGCTCTTTCGCTTAAGAAATTGACTTCCATTGCATCTAAAGATGAAGTTCTTGCACCACCAGCTGAACCAGTTATCCAAGTTTTGTATCTTCTATCTTCAGTTTCAGAAGCTCTATATCTAACGTGTAAGAATGGTCTTTTAGCATTCTTTCCTAAGATTTGGTCATATACAGTAGTTGAACCAGCTGGAACTAATAATCCATTAACTGCTCCACCAACTAAACCACCTCTCATTGTAGGATCGTTTAAGTACTTCCAGTCAGACTTATAAAAATCATAACCTCTTCTAAATCCTGTAAATCCAAGATTTAATGCCATGTCTTTATCATTGTCAAATAGACCGTATGATGTACCACCACCTCCATAAGAGTTTTGTTGTGCTAACATATCATCAATATCAAACGAGAAGTTTCTGTTTAAGAAAATAACATTTTCCTCAATAGAACCTTGTTTGTCTAATCTTTGAATAACACTATCAAACTGAGCTAAACTAGTTGGATTACCTCCACCAAAAATATTACCTCTAGTTTCAACAGCATAGAAAATACCATCAGAACCAGATTTCTCTGCTGCTGATGCACCACCTGCTGCTAAACCTTGTAGGTAGTTACCTGCATCAGAACCTGCTTCTGCTGGAACTGCTTCCACCATAGCTGTTTCTAAATAATCTTCAAATCTAAGTCTTGTTTCGTGCTCAGATTTAAGATACCATAAATATCCATTAGCTCCGTTTTCAGACTGGATTTCAATCCAACCGATTTGAGCCATATCAGAACCAGATACTTCATACTTGTCTTTGATAATGATAGGTTTGTTTTGAAAGATAAAATCATCTGCTTCGTTAGAACCAACCATTCCAGTTGTTCCTTTTGCAAATTCAGAACCATAAATAAAACAATCAATAGAACCTGAAGTGAATGCAGGCATACCCGCTGCCGAGTAAAAACCTACACTAAAAGTTCTTGCCGCTGCACCAGTTCCTGTTGGAGCTGCTGTTATAATTCCTTTAGCTGATAGTGTTGATCCTGCAACAGAAGAACTTAACATTACTGTTTGTCCTGCTCTAAGAGCTGCCAAATTTGGCGAAGCTAATGCTGGATTAAAATCACCTGCTGGAATAACAAATACTGCTGTATCAGAAGCTGCTGCTGATGCTGTTGTTAAACCTGTGTATTTATTGTGTAACCTTCCTTGTTCTGCCCATTTAATAAGGTCAGAGTTAGAAGGCATTTCAGCGCCTACCATTCTTAAGAATGATGCTACTGTTCTATTCCCGTATCTTTCGAATTCTTTTTCGTAAGTGTCAGGAAGATATTGCTGTAACCAAGTAAAGTCTGCCGAAGACAGATAATTAGTTGATACAGGGACTTGTTGTGAACTCGGTTGTAAATCGAATCCGGGTACCGCTTGTACTGCCATAATAATTTAAATTTTTAATTTGTTAAACTTTTTTAATACTTCTAATTTTAAGTCCTCTTCCACTATTGGTATCTCCTACAGCCCTTATTCTCATACCATCTTTTGTGACAGTTTGTTGAGCAGCGTTTCTAATATCCATGTTTATGTTTTTAGATTTTCTAGAAACATTATCCACAGTTGCCGAAACACCTTGGTCGTAAAAAAATTGAGCAAATTTCTCAGGGTTCATAGCTACTGCTAGTGAACGATGATATCCCGTTGGATCAGACACAAGACCTGTGTTTTTGTCTAAAAATTTGTTAACCCAATTGTTAACATCTCCTTGTACATTTTTAAGCTCTTCTGCCGTTCCTGGTTTAAAAGTTATATTATTATCTCCTACATTAAATTCAAAACCTTTGAATTCATTGTTAAAAACCTCATTAGTTTTTTGATGGAAATAATCAAATTTCTTTTGATTTTGCTCCTCAATAGATTTAGATTCTTTAAGATAACTTTCATAAGCATTTAAATTTTCTTGTTGATCGTTAGATAATTGATCCCCACTTGACTCAAGAGGCATTTTATATTTATCTTTCTGCTCATTCAAAAACTTTTTCGCTTTCGCAAGTTCTCGTTTTTTTGCTAATTTTTTCTTCTTAATATCTCGTGGCTCATCTAGTTCTTCATCAAAACTAAACTTATCCTCCATGATATCTTGAATATCTATAGCATCTAACCCATCTTCGGTTATGCTATAATAATTAGCTAGTACAGAGTCATCTTCCATGGTATCGTAATCTTTCTGTAAATTATAGAAATCTTGTATACCACGTCCAGTGTCTTTTTTGTACTTTAAATACGCGGACACATCTTCAGGTAATTCTTCGTTTGCTTCTTTTTCCTCAAACAATTCATCAACTGAGTTTATGTCTTTGTTGTATCTATCTCTAATATAAGAAAGAACGTTTTCATCATTTAACTCTGATGAGGGAGTTTCATCAATTGTCTCTGATGAGGGAGTTTCTTTTTCAGTATCGTTTTCATTTGAAACCTCTACTGTATCTGTTTGTTCTTCTTGTTGCTCACTGTCTTCAAACTTTTCTTCATGTTTTTGTAACAATGACTCTTCTATTTCAGCTTTAGACTTTTCTTCTTTATGACCTAAGTCTCTTACTTTTATTTCCATAATATTAAATTAGATTAAATTTAAAACAAAGTTAAACAAAAAATTAAACATTTTTTAGGTGATTATATAAGTCCATTCCTAATTGCTCACCAACTCTTTTATCACTCTCATAATGCACATTAGCTAGTATTCTGCTTTTAGATATATTATCTGCTGCTTTTTGAAATTGCGAAGTTAATTCTGGAAATTTGTCACTTAAAACTTCTTTTATTAAATATGCTTGAGCCGAGTGACCAGATGGGAATGAAGCGGTTTGTGCAGATGACATCTTTACATAAGGTAATGAAATACCAAATCCTTTTGCTATGACATTAGGTCGTTCACGATTATGATAATTTTTAATTTTTAATATTGGTTTTTTGCTTTCAGTTAATAAATTTTTAACCATTTCAAAAGGAAATATTCTTTTTTTATTAATAAAAATATTTTTAAAAACATTAAATATATTGTTATATTTTAACGCAAAGGCTTTATCTAAAGGTTTAGCCTGTAAATCTTTTATTTCGCTTAAAGTTTTCAAAGATGAATCAGATGGATATTTTATTGTTTTATATTTTTGTAAATTAAAATTGTCAAACATTACCTTGGCTCAAATTCTGCTAAATCAAACCCATCTAAACTATCTTCATTAGATTCAAAATTTATTGCTGGTAAATTTCTTTTTTTCTGCTCAATCATTTTAGATGTTTGAGTTGATTGTTGACTAATACGAGAATTTTTAGCTTTTTCTCTTTCATTTTCTCTTGACTGTAAACCTTGTTGCTCAACACCTTTTAACTGCATTTGAAATTGAAATTCTGTCTGCATAAGCTGTTCTTTCAACATAGCTTCATTTTTTAACTTTTCTATTTCAAAACTTATTTCAGCTTGTTTTACTTGCATTTTGGATTGAGTTTCCATTTGCATTTTTTGAGCTTCTAACTGAGCTTGTGCTTGTTGCCCTTGCATTTGCATTTGAGCAGCCATCTGTTGTTCTTGTTGTTTTTGTTGTAGCTCTGACTCTTGTTTTTGCTTTCTTTTTAACTTAAGCAATTGATTAGCCATTTTAAGATTATTAATCTCTCTAATGTCAATAGCATCCTCAAGACTTATATTTTCCTTAGACAATGCCATTTGGATGTTTTGTTCCAACATAGCTTTTTGTTCTTCATCAGGAGCCATTTCTATAAAAATACCAAAGTCATACAAGTATAAATCTTTTATTTCTTCTAAAATTGAAGAATTATATTTGCCAATTTGCATTATAAATTCATCTTTAAAATCAGCAAATTCTAATATATCAACAGTTCTAATAGACAAACATTCTGCAATTGTTCTAGTTATATATAAACTGCCATCTAAAATATGACGTGTAGCAGTATTGCTATTAAGTGCTGCTAATTTTTGTACTCCAACTAAAGCATTAGGATCTGGAGTTGTACCATCCCTCGCTTCATTTAAACCAGTAACACCTCTGATCATGTCTAGATAATGATTGTAGTTAGCAATAAGCATTTGCATTTTGCTTGAGCCACTGTTAGCTGTTAATTGTTGTATAGGCACTTTCGCATTATTAAATTCTCCATCTTGAGTAAAACTTCTACCAATAACACTACCTGTTTGAAAATATAATCTTAAAGCATCTTCTGGATTATATGCATTACCTGTTCCTAAATCAACTTCATTTAATCCATCAGCATCAATAAAAACACCATCTGGTACAATTCTAGAAACTACTTGTTGAATTTTTAAATGAGTCATTTGTATTAAATCTGCAAACGGAATCATTCTTCTAACCAAAGACTCTAACTGTCCTTTATACATTCTCGGTGCACATGCAACATAATTAGGCATCGCAAATTGATTTGCTGATTTTGGTCTTACCATGTTTTCAGCTAATTTCCATTCTAAAACAATATTAGTACCCATGACCATTACACCAGTATACCATACATCAATTCTTTTTTCTACTTTTTCAAAATTACCTTCTTCCATCATTTCTTGTGGTGGATTGAACTGATCATCTTTTTGAACAGTCTTGTAAGAACCATCTGATAATTTTTTCCGTTTATATACAAATGAATGTGTGGTTTTATAATTAAAATATAATAATGTTGCAGTATCTCTATAAAACATACTGTTTTCATAAAACTGTGAAGTGTTAAAATAATTATACCATGATTGACTATATTTAGCTATCTCATTTAAATCTGCATTAGTTAAAGATGGATCTATCTTTATTAATTCCGTCATGGGAACTGTTTTTATTTCTCCCCAATAGAAACAATCTTTAAAATAAGGATCTTCTGTATAACTATACACTACATTAGCAGGATCAACATAATTTATTTTAACCCCTTGTCCTGGTAAAAATTCATGTTTAGTTATTCCAATACCTAGCGTAGTTAAATCATAATCTACTCGCCCTCTAATATCATTATAATGATTTTCTGAAAACAATGTATCTATTGCAACCTCTTGTGCAATTTCTATAGCAGGTTTGTATTTCATATTCATATACAACTCCATTTCCTCATCATTTTCAGGCAACTCATCAGGATTAGTTTGAAACACATTAACTCCAAACTCTTGTTCTATTTGTTCAAACAAAGGTTTTGCAATTACTTCACCTTCTATTTGTTTTTGAAACTCATTTCTTTTTTCAGCAGACATTGCGTCTTCTGCATATGCTTTTACTTTAAAAAGCCTGTCTGACATACCGTTAACAACAACATCTACAAATTTTGGAATAATTGGCACTGGTGTCCAATCTAAATTTAAATAAGATAAATCACCATCTATAGCTAATTCGTTTTTATATTTAGCAATAGACTGTTCCCCTCGCGCGTACAGGCGCAGGCGCATGAACTCACCCCATTGATCATAAAATCTA